GAATTTATAGCTGAGATATTTATTAAACCAGCTAGAAGTATCAACTTTATTACATTATCTTTCGTTGCAACAAGAACCGGCGTTTCGTTTGACGAAGTAGCAGGTTAGTAGAGGAGAAATAAAAAATGGCAAACATTAATGACTTCAAAGCTAAACTTGCAGGTGGTGGCGCTAGAGCCAATCAGTTTAAGGTAACAATGCCTTTTCCTGGTTATGCAAGTGTTGGCGGAGAAATAGAAGATATGGCTTTCTTATGTAAAGCTACTTCATTACCAGCTATGACCGTAGGGAACATAGATGTTAAATTCAGAGGTAGAGATATTAAGATTGCTGGAGATAGAACAATAGAAGCGTGGAACGTAACTTGTTACAATGATACAAATTTCAGACTGAAGAATGCGTTTGAAAGATGGCAGAACGGTATTAACAATATGACTGACAATGAGGGTTTAACTAATCCTGTTGACTATCAAGTTGATGCCTTTGTAGATCATTTAGACAGAAACGGTAATACTATAAAATCTTATACACTGAGAGGGGCTTTCCCTACTTCAGTTGGTGGGATTCCATTAGACTACGAAACTATTGATGCGATTGAAACGTTTGAGGTAACTTTTAGTTACCAATACTTTGAATCAAATACTACTACTTAACATTTATTTAAGAGGGGGAGTAAAATCCCCCTTTTAAGAACTAGTATAAGTATTACTAACAAAGGAAATATAAATTATGGCTGAATTATTTGGTTTTAGTATTACAAAGCTAAAACAAAAAGCGGATCCAAAACAAAGTTTTACAACTTCACAGGCTGATGACGGAACACAAACCGTATCGGCAGGAGGACACTTTGGTTCATATTTGGACATGGAAGGTACTGCAAAGACAGAGCAAGACCTTATCCGTAGATACAGAGAAATAGCAATGCACCCAGAATGTGATATGGCGATAGAAGATATTGTCAATGAGGGTATTGTTGCGAATGAATTGAAAGACGCAGTAAGAGTTATCTTTAATAATCTACCTTACGGAAGAGATATACAAAGAAAAATAGAAGACGAATTCCAAGAAGTTTTAAGATTAATGAACTTCAATACAAGAGGCCATGACATCTTTAGAAGATGGTACGTTGATGGTCGTATATTCTATCAAAAGATTATTGATAGAGATAATGCTAAAAAGGGTATAGTAGAATTAAAATATATTGACCCAAGAAAAATTAAAAAGATTAGGGAAGTCAGAAAGAAAAGACCTGATGTTCCTAGTCCGTCAGCTCTAAACAGTTTAGCTGTTGTAGATGAATATGTAGAATACTTTTTATTTAATGAAAGAGGTGTGTCAGGAACTACTGGTACCGCAGGTATTAAGATAGCACCAGATACAATCGCATTTTGTCCGTCAGGTATAATAGATCAAAATAAAAATATGGTCTTATCATACTTACACAAAGCGATTAAACCTACAAACCAATTGCGTATGATTGAAGACGCAGTGGTCATTTATAGAATAGCTAGAGCACCTGAAAGACGTATCTTTAAAATAGACGTTGGTAACTTGCCTAAAGCAAAAGCCGAACAATATTTAAGAGACGTTATGGCGAGATACAGAAATAAATTAGTATATGACGCTAACACAGGTGAAATTAGAGATGACAGAAATTATATGTCAATGCTTGAAGACTTTTGGTTACCAAGTAGAGAAGGTGGAAGAGGCACTGACATAACAACTTTACCGGGTGGACAAAACCTAGGTGAGATGAATGATGTTGAATATTTTAGAGCGAAACTATATCGTTCTCTTAATGTTCCCGTTAGTAGATTAGAAAGCTCTCAAGGATTTAACATGGGGCGAGCCTCAGAAATTACTAGAGATGAATTAAAGTTTACTAAATTTGTTCAAAGATTAAGAAAGAAATTTACAGAATTGTTTAATGACATTTTAAGAACTCAATTAGTTTTAAAAGGTGTCATAGCTGAAACTGACTGGCACGTAGTTAAAGATTGTATAATGTATGATTTCATACAAGATGGACACTTTGCTGAACTTAAAAATGCTGAACTTCAAAGAGAAAGATTAGCGTTGGCAAATGAGATGAGAGATTACGTTGGTAAGTTTTATTCTGTACAATACATAAGAAAAACTGTTTTAAAACAAAACGATAGAGAAATGGAAGAAATGGATAAACAAATCAAAAAAGAAATTGATGATGGTATTATTCAAAACCCTATGGCTCAAATACAAAATGAGGAGAAAAAATAATGAGTGAAGAAGTAAAAAGTTTCGTTGACAAACTTGCGGCAGGCGATAACGCTGGTGCTGGTGATGCGTTTAAAGATGCATTAAGAGTTAAGGTTGGTCAAACGTTAGATAACCACAGAAAAGATATGGCTGGTGATTTGTTTAATCAATCAAATACACCTATACCTGAAGCAGAAGCACACAGTGACCCTAAACCAGAAGTAGCTGATGTAGGAACATTTTCACATGATGGACAAGTGCAAACTAGTAATGATGTTAAAGATGGTCAAGCAGAGATAGACTTAACACCAGATGGTACACCCGATACTATGGTAGGAGTAGATGTAAATGCAAGTGAGCCAAATAGTTAGAGAGAATCTTTTAATAGATTCAAAAACATATCATAGTCTTTCGCCTATTATGAAAGACGCTATAACTGATGTCTTTAGTTTTTATAAAGAAGCTAAAGGTAACATTGTAGAAAGATTTGAAAGCGCAATTAAAGAAGTTGCTGCCATACATAATTTAGAAGTTAAACAAATAGAAGATTACTTTGATAAAGAAGTAATCGAAAAATTAGGAGAGGACAAATAATGTCAACAGTAATAGCAAAAGGTTCGGTGGTAAACAATCCATCACTTAATGATATTGGTCGTGCTCATTTTGTTAGATGTACAGCAACTGGTGGTACTCAAACTATTGAAATAAGAAGTTTAGATAGTACGGTATTAGGTCAAGTATATTTACATGCAGCAGGAGATACAGTAATTATTGAAAAAGCAGCAGACGATAAAATTACAATGGCAGATGGTCATGCATCAGCTGTTGGATCACCAAGAAGTTAATTATGATTACGGCTACCAAGCTAACGGATAATAGTTTTAACATTATAGTTAAAGCGAATGGAGTTGGAAGTGAAGACGAACAGACCTTGGTAGATGTAGTAAATTCAAATGATGCGACTTCGGAACCAAAAGTTTCAATCGCAGATATACATTATGAAATATTAGGCACTGGTAAGTGTACAATATTTTTTAAAAACGATATAGAAAAAAAGGTAGAGATTACGGGTAGAGGAAACTACGGATTGAAACCAAGTGAAGATAGAATTAAAGATGCAATAGGTGATATTTTACTAACAAGTGATTCTAACGTTACAAGTTATAACGTAGTAATAGAAGCACAAAAAGAATCAGGATATACAAACTAATGGCTGACGCAGTAACAACACAAACAATATCAGATACTTCAGGTGTCAAATTTGTAGCGAAACTTACAAATTTCTCTGATGGAACTGGCGAAACTTTAGTGAAAAAAGTTGATGCATCTGAACTTACTTTTATGAGTGAAGATGGTAATAGATCAATCGCTAGAGTATATTATTCAATAAACACATCAGATAATAAGTCAGGTGTAGAGTTAATTTGGGACGGAACAACAAACGCAACTGCTTTATTCTTATCTGGTAATGGTTTTATGGACTTTAGAACAGATGGAAATAGTGTTCCAAACAATGCTGGTACTCCTACTGGTGATGTTTTACTATCAACTAAAAACTTTGCGAATGGTGACAACTATACGATTATTGTAGAGTTTAGGTAAAAAATAGTATAAATATATCTATTAAGAGAGAGAAAAACTATGAAACTAATTTCCGAAGAAATAAACAACGCCGAGTATCTTATTGAAGAAACTAACGGTAAGAAAGATTACAAAATCAAAGGTATCTTTTTACAATCAGAGTTAAAAAATAGAAATGGAAGAGTCTATCCAAAAGACGTACTTGAAAATGAAGTAAAAAGATATAACAAAGAATTTGTCAATAAAAAAAGAGCGTTTGGCGAGTTAGGGCATCCTGACGGACCAACTATCAACCTAGAAAGAGTATCGCATATGATTACGAAACTCTATCCAGATGGTAATAATTTTATTGGTGAAGCAAAAATAATGAACACACC